CGGACTCTAACAGATTATGAAGCCATTAATGGGGTTGGAACTATTGGTCACCTTGTAATGACAACAGGGGCTGGTTATTTAGGTAACTGGTTTGCTAAGGGTAAGACTGAGATGTTCACTCCCATGTTGCAGCAAGAACGCAGCGATGGCAGCATGATGCAGTTGGAGTATGAGTGGTCAGAAAAAGCAAAAACAATGAAAATTCCAATTTGGAATAAAACATTAGTAGAATTGTATCACTTCAGTGAGGAGGAGATCCAACAGGGTAGGCAAATGCCAACTTTTTGGGTGTCCACTTTAAAGGATGAGTTGCTTTCTCTCGAGAAAGTAAGAATAGCTAAAACTAGAGTTTTTGAACAACCTTGTGTAGTTTATTCATTATTATGTCGTAAATATTTTGGTTACTTTGCAGAATACTGCAAACGTCATGCTGGTTTTCGACTCCATCATGGGATCGGAAAAGATAAGAATGTGGTTTGGGGTAGGTATTTAGAAATTTTACAACAAAAGGGTGGTTATGGTTTCGATGTAGACTATAAGAACTATGATGGAACTGTGCAACCTGCTGCTTTTGAGTTCTTCCTTCAGGTTACGGACCATTTTTATGGTCCGAAAGATCGTCTTGCTCGTCATGCTTTAATTAGCACTTTACAATGTAGCTTACATTTAGTTAGTGCAACTATTGCTGAATCTTATCAAGGAAATAAGAGTGGAAATCCACTTACTGATTTGTTTAATTCTGTTACTAATACATGGTTAGTCTATGTTGTGTATCAAATGACGAGAGAGATGAATGGTTTGAGCCCAGACATGGTTAATCAGCCGAATGATTTTGACTTTTTAACGTATGGAGATGATGTTATAATTGCAGCTACAGAAGAGTGTTTGAAATATTTTAATCGTGTTTCTTTTGCTGAAATTGCTAAATTAATAGGAATGACTGTAACTGCCGCTAATAAGAGTGAACAAATAGATCCATATGAGAGTATTTTCGATTTGACTTTTTTGAAGAGTCCTTTCGTGCCCAGAGTTGGGTACGTGGCCGCACCATTACCTAAGAAAGTAATTTATAGGGAATTAATGTGGGAAACAAAAGCTTGTGTCGGGGATCAAACCATTTTCCATGAGAGAATTAAGAATGCTTTAGAATTTATGGCTCATCATGGGGAGGAAGAATATCAAAAGTTACGCCAAGAGCTTGCGCAGCTTGGTGTACGCACTGAAGATAGATATCTTGAGTGGGAGAATGAAATGCGCGAAAAACAATTAAATCCAGAAGTAGAAGATGGTTTAGGTAGAATGTATGTAGATTCTGACGAATTATTTTTAGATTTGGAAGTAGATAATATGGAATTAGAAATTGATTGGGAAGCTGATGAATGGTTATATATGAATGAAGAATGAATGATTGTATAAACTGTTGCAGCCGGCCGAAATAATAAAACTTAACTTGTCCAGTGCCGGAGTGTTTTGTTGTATTGTCTTTTCTGTTTTATCACGGGCAGTAGAAAACGCTGTGGGGCATGACCTTACCGAGGAACTTGGAAGTCATTTGAGCTAACTTTGGTTCTGAGGATTAGATGGGCATGTTGTGCTACGTCTGCCAATTATTATTATTTATATTGTCGTAATGATTTTATAAGTGTTAATTTAATATAATGTATTGACTTATAGGTATAACTTATTTATAATTTAGGGTCACAAAATTT